CCTACGCGCAATGAATTACGAATATCGAAAATGAGCTTTTATGAATTCCCGTGGACGACTTCCGCAGCCTGATTCCGTGCGCGGGCTCCGCGGCGACAACAACGCGCCGGCCGAATTTATCCAAGAGGCCGTAGAGTGTCCGTCCTGGCTACCGAAGAAGATGCGCGCCGATTTCGCCGCGCTGATCGACAAGCAGCACGCCGCTGGAGTGGGGACGCGCGCGGCCGACGCTGACATGTTCGCCCAGTACATCGTCCTGCTCTACGACTTCCGCGCAGCCGACGACCCTGAAGAGCGCCAAAAGGCGCGGCGGGTTATGGCGGGACTAGAAGATCAGCTCGTGATTGGCGAGCGTGCCCGCCAGCGAGTCGGCATCCGTGGCAAGAAAGCGGCACCGAAGGGAAAACTTGCCCTCATGATCGCCGCTAAGAATGGCACCGACAGGTAACTATTTCGATCAGGCTAAAGTCGATCACGTTGTTTCTTTCATTGAGTCGTTAACACTCACCAAGGCAACCAAGTCAGACGAGCCTGAGCCGTTCATCCTCCTGCCACATTGGCGCGAGGCCATCACGCAATTATACGGGTGGCGCCGGGCTGACGGCCGCAGGCAGTACCGAAAAGCGTTTCTCACATGCGGCCGAAAACAGGCTAAGACGCAGTTTGCCGCGGGTGTCTGCACTTACGAGTTCTTCCTGGGCGATACCGCCCGCCACGAGATTTACTTTGCGGCCACCGACGTAGGGCAAGCAGGTATCTGTTTCGACGCCGTGGCCGATATGATCGCCGCCGAGCCTGATCTCCTCGGCCTGTGCAAGATTACGCCAAGCCTAAAGCGAATCGAGAACATCCAAAACGGCAACATCATGCGGGTGCTCTCCGCAGAGGGCGCCGGCAAGCACGGTTACAACCCATCCATCGTCGTTTTGGATGAGATCCATGCCTGGGGGCCGTCTCACATGGAGCTCTACCGGGCGCTAACGACGGGCGGAAAGTCCCGCCGCGATCCGCTCCGCCTGATGCCAACGACAGCCGGGCATGACCTGCAATCGCTTTGGGGGCAAGAGTACCAATACGCGAAGGATGTGCTGGCTGGGCGCGTGGTCGATCCATCCTACTTGGCGATGATCCACGAGGTTCCGATGGAAGCCGACTGGACCGACCGAAGCCTCTGGCCGCTTGCCTTGCCGCTCCTCCTCACTGGCCACCATCAGATTGAGGACTACGAAGAGGACTTCCTGAAGGCGCAGCAGTCACCCGCCGAGCAATCGACTTTCCGCCGCCTCTATCTCAACCAGCCAACCGGCTCAGAGACGGTCTGGCTTGACCTGATAGCGTGGGATGCGGCCGTAGGTGCGGTAGATGAGGCCCTGCTCCGCAAAACTCCCTGTTACGGCGGCCTCGACCTTGGCGCCACCCGAGATCTAACAGCCTTCACTCTGGCCTGGAAGCTGCCCGACGGCAACGTATTTGTCCGCTCCTGGGGTTATCTTCCTGAAGACGATTTACGAGGCCGCGAGAAGCGCGACGCGGTTCCATATGGGCAGTGGTCAATGGACGGCCACATCATGCTAACTCCGGGCGATGTGACCGACTGGCGCTTTGTAGTTGAACACATTCAGAAGTTGAACGAGCAGTACCAAATCCAGGGTGTTTGCTATGACCCCTGGGGTGCCCGCGATACCGCGGTGGCACTGGCTGAAGGTCGAATCGACGTCATCAAGTTCGGGCAGGATTACAGGGACCAATCGCCGGCCGTGAAGCGTACCGAGGAACTGCTCTACATGGGGCGCCTCATCCACGAAAACGACCCGTCTTTGCGATGGTGCATCGATAACACCATGGTCAAAACCGACGATAACGGACACCGCAAGATCGCCAAAGTGCAGCGCCTAACCAACCGAAAGCGAATTGATAAGGCGGCATCTATGGTGATGGCAATTGGCGGTCTTATCCAGGCGGAAGAATACAGCGACCCGTACAGCGACGGGCGAGCAACACTCAATTGAACATCATTCGCAAAGCATACGAGGCCGTGGCGGCCGCATGGTACCAGCGCAACGGCTATACGCGCCTGGCCCAGCTTTACGGCATGGGCCAGCACACCGACGCGGGCGTAGTCGTCAACGTCGAGACGGCCATGCGCTGCGGCCCCGTGGCTGCTTGCACCCGTTCCATCTGCTCGCCTATCGCGTCAATGCCGCTCCCGGCGATGCGGAAAGACGGCGTAAAGACCATCCTGGAGCCAAGCAGCCGACTCCATCGCATCCTCAACCTAGAGCCAAACGGGTTCCAAACCCCGCAAAAATGGCGGGAAACCACGCTGCACTGGGCGCTGAACCACGGCAACGGCTACGCAAAAATCATGCGGGCCGCAAATATGGGCGAGCCAGTGGCGCTGATCCCTATTCACCCCTCGCTGCTCATTAAAAAAGACATTGTACGCGGTGTTCCTGAGTACCTTTTCCGCATCAATGGCAAAGAGGAGCGGTTGAGTAACCGCGACGTTTTCCATCTCCAGGGACACTCCGAAGACGGCGTAAACGGTATCGGCGTAGTAGAACTAGGCAAGGAATCTATCGGCCGCGCGATGGCCATGGAAGCCTACGGCGGCACGTTCTTCGGCCGTGGCGGTGTGCGCGCCGGTTTGCTCAAGCGAACGATGCCTTTCGCCGATTCGGCCGCCCAGGAGCGGTTTGAGGACGAGTGGCAGAAGAAGTACCGGAACGGCAAAGACTCCTTCCATCGAAATATCCTCCTCGTCGCCAATTCCAAAGGCTCGGACGGCTGGGAATGGGAAGGCATTGGATCACAGCCTTCCGAGGCGCAACTAGTGGAGCAATCCCGCGCCGTTGTTGCTGACATCTGCCGATTCTACGGCGTATCCCCGACCCTCGCGCAAGACCTCACCGACGCGCACTACAACAACATCGAGCACCTCTGGCGGGCGCATCTGAACACCGCGCTTACCCGGTGGATGACCGCATTTGAGCAGGAAGCCTATCGGGTTCTCCTCACCGACGCGCAGAAGGCCGCGGGCTGGTGCGTCAAGCATGACGCCAGCGGGTTCCTCCGTGGCGACTTCAAAACGATGCTCGAAGCCATCGCCGCCGCGCTGGAAAAGGGCCTCATCACGATCAACGAAGGCCGGGAAATGATCGACTTCGACCCGATGGACGGCGCCGACGCGCTGTATATCCAGCTTAACCGGCAGACCGTGCCAGGCACTGGACAGCCGACCGCAGCTGAGGCGGCAGCCGCCGCAAAACCAACCGCAGGAGCACCGCCCAATGCAAACTAAGCAGGCAAATTTCAACATCAAGCAAGTCACCGACGCCGGCGAGTTCGTGGGCCATGCGTCCGTATTTGGCAACGTCGATTTAGAGAACGATGTCATCGTCAAAGGTGCTTTCCGCAAGACGATCAACGATAACGGAGGCCGCTTCCCGCTCCTGGACGGCCATTCCGAGACGGCCGGGGCCGTTGTCGCCGAAGAGGACTCATACGGGCTGCTGGTCAAGGGAAAAATCAACCTCGAAACCGCTGTCGGTCGCGACCTCCACAGCAATATGAAGTTCCTCAAGGACAACGGCATCGACCCCGGTATGTCCATCGGCTTTGTGCCGATCGCCGGCAAGGTGACGCACAAGGACGGCCGCCGCGAGTTCGGCGAAGTGAAGTTGCTCGAAGTCACCGTTACGCCCATTCCGGCCAACCCGCTGGCGCGCATCACGGAAGTGAAAAGCGTAGACGAGGCCAGCATTTCCGACATTTTCAAACGACTTACCGCACTGGAGCAGAAGGCCCAAGAGCCCGCCCCAGCCGCACCCGCTAAACCCGAGCCGGTCAGTGACCACTCGGCGGAACTGGCAATCGCACGCCTGCGAATGCTTCTCAACTAACCGCCGAATCCGGCCCAACCACAAGGAAAAGTATGGAACTCTCTCAGCAAATCGAAACCCTCACCGCCGCGGTAATTGCCAATCAGGGCAAGCAGGCGGAAGAGCTGAAAAACATGGGCGCCGCGCTCGCCGAAACCAAGGCCGCGAACCTGCAGCTTCGCAACGAGCTGGACTCGTTCATTGCCAAGCAGGCCGACTTCACCAGCAAGGCAGAAACCAAGGGCCTAGCCGAGCAGTTGCGCGAAAACGAAGACGTCGCCCGCATCATGAAAAGCGGCAAGGGCGCCACCAAGTTCAAGCTTTCCGGTAAGGCGGTATCCGACATCCTGGAGACGAAGAACATCGACTCTTCGACCATCGGCCTCACCACTGCGAACGTCATGCCATTTGAAATGGGATCGTATGTGCAGGAGCCGCGCAAGCAGCTTCGGATGCGCGACGTGATCCCGAACCGGCCGATTTCATTAGTCCAGTACAGCTTCCCCAAGTACAGCATCACCGGCACCAAGGCATCGCCCGTCGCGGAACGCAGCGCCAAGCCCATCAATGCGTTTGATCCGACCATCGTTACCGAGCGCGTGAAGACGATCGCCACATACTTCGATTGCTCACGGCAGGTGCTCGACGACTACACCGAGCTGCAAGGCATTCTGACCTCGCTGGGATCGTACAAGGTGAACGCCGAAATCGACCGGCAGATTCTTTCCGGCTCGAACACGGGAGAAGATTTGGACGGCGTGATCACGCAGGCGACCGCCTACGATACCACGCTGCTCTCCGCCGCCACCGGCTACACGCTGATGGACCAGATCAACGCCGCCGCACAGCAGGTTGCCGCCGCCGACGAATTCCCGGCCACGTTCTTCGTCTGCAACCCAACGGACTGGTACCGCATGACCCGGCTGAAGGACAACAGCAAGCTGTATTTACTGGGTGGCCCGATGATGGGCGTCGGTCCCAAGGACATCTGGGGCTTGACGCCTGTCCCGACCACGCAAATCACGGCCGGCACGTTCCTCGTTGGATCCGGCACCTCCGCGGCTATCGAATACCGTAACCGCATGGAGTTAGAAGTGGCCATTTCGACGGAAGAAGGCAACAACTTTACGAAGAACATGGTCACCATCCGGTTTGAAGCCCGTGGCCTCCTGGCGGTCTACCGTCCCGGCAGCTTTATCACCGGCACATTCCTCAACTCGCCCGCGCAGTCGTAGTTTCCTCTCCCTCCGACCTGGGGCGGCTCCTCCGCCCCGCTTTTTTCTCCATGGAACTCATAGCTACCAGAAAACTAGCCCTCGGCCGCGACACCTACGAGGAAGGGCAGTTTTTCCAAGTCCATCCGCACGTTGGCCGCCAGCTATTGCAAGCCGGCAAGGCGCAGGAAGCCACCGTCCATGTGCCCGTCTCAAACGTCGGCCTCGTATCGTGCATCATGCCGACCAAAGACCGCCGCAAGTGGATTCCGCGGGCGTTGGAGTGCTGGCAGGCACAAACTTATCAGCCGCTCCAACTCGTCGTGCTCGACAACGGAGCCGACCCCATCAAAGACCTACTCCCCGCCGACCAGCGAATTATTTACACCCGCGCTGGCCAGGGAATGAAGCTCGGGATGCTCCGAAATCTCGCGTGCCAGCTTGCCACTGGCGAGTTTATCGCCCATTGGGACGACGACGACTGGTACTCACCGGATCGCATTGAAAAGCAGATTGCCGCCATCGGCTCCGCGCCCATGTGCGCGCCGCTTGGGTGCCACTTTGCCAGCGAAGCGCAGGCGTACAAAATCGACGCTGATCCGATGTATGGAATCGGCTCTGGGCTCCTGTACCGCCGTGATTATTGGATGCGTTCGCGCTTCGCTCCCGTAGCACACGAGGGCGAAGATTCGATGTTTCTCCAGCAGTGCAAAAACAAGGTGCACATCGACGGCTACGGCCTCATGGTTGCCTCCGTCCACGACAAGCACACCGCCCAGCGCATCTTGAAAACGAAATGCCCGATGTCTGCGCTTCCGGCTGGTTATCGCTGGGTGTCATAAAAACAGGCCGATATGACGTTCGCGCGCCATACCGACCCTAACCACGGATCTAAAAGGAGATCGCATGGCCTATAGCCAGTCTACCGCAGCTAAAAGGAATAAAGATCGTCGAAAGGCTGACCCGGAAAAGTTTAGGCGCTGGGATGCCACAAAATACCAGCGAAACCGGGAAAAAATCAGGCTCCGCCAGAAACAGCGGAATGACGCGCCGGAAACTAAGCAAAAGCGGAGGGAGCAGTTAGCCTCCAGCCCGCTACTCCAAACAAAGACATCATGGAGCGCGATGATCAATCGGTGCCACCGGACAACCTCTGATAATTACAAGTATTACGGCGGGCGTGGGGTAACGGTATGCGACCGATGGCGCGAATCGTTTGATAATTTTTTTGCCGACATGGGGCTTCGCCCAGCCGGTCAATCCATAGATAGGATTGACAATAACGGCAACTACGAGCCAGGTAACTGTAAGTGGGCTACAAGAAGCGAGCATATGAGGAACCGAAGGCCGATGCCAGTTAAATGTGAATGTGGCGCATGCGTGACTTGCAGGAACAGGGTTGCTACCCGGTTATATCGAGCAAGAAAAGCGGTGGCGTAATGCCAGTTTGGTACTGTATTCCTTCCGCCAAGCCGGCGAGTGAGGCGCAGGACTGCATTAACGCCTGGCGCCAAATGGGCTACAAGGTGGCCGTGTGGCGCGATGCTGAAGCGGAGCCGGTAGACACTGACTTCGCCACCTACGGACCCTATCCAGGCTACGCGCAAGCGGTCAATGCCCTCGCGCATACCGTCCTTGCGATGGACCCCGGATGCCAATGGGTAGTAACTGGCGGAGACGACGTTTTCCCGGATCAAAACAAGCACCCGGAACAGATCGCGCGCGAATGCTCGCGCCGGTTTTGGAAGGGTGATATAGCCAGCCACGGTGACGCCGAAGACCTGTTCGGCACCTACGGAGTCATGCAGCCGATCGGCGACGGCTGGGGCGGCATCGAGCGCATCTGTGGCAGCCCGTGGATGGGGCGCGAGTGGTGCGAAAAGGCGAACAAGGGTGCCGGTCCGCTACACCCGGATTACTGGCATATGCATGTAGACGAGCACCTGCAGGAAGCCGCGAAGGCGCAAGGTTGCTTATGGCAGCGCAAAGACTTGAAGCACGAGCATCGGCACTGGGTGCGCGAGAAGCGACCTATGCCTGGTTACCTAGTCAAAGCCAACACAATGAAGCATTGGGAAGAGTCGAAGGCGTTATTCAACCGCCACCGCGCAAGCGGCTTCGCGGAAAGTTACCCGGCATGACCAAGCATTTGATTACCTTCGGCGGAGCCGCCTATGACGAACTGACCGAAAAGGTAGCGCGAGACTATAAGCGGTTTGGCGTTGATGAATTCCACGTGTATGACGACAAGTGGCTCACCGAACAGCCGTTTTTTTTGACACCTGAGTTTCAGTGGTTGTTCACGCACCGCGGCGTAGGCAATCCGCATGGGAGACGCGGCTTTGGCTGGTTCGCGTGGAAGCCTTTCATTATCCGGCACGCGCTTGACCGGGTAGCTGACGGTGACATTGTAATGTTCATCGACGCTGACACTTACCCGATAGCGGACCTTTCCGTACTGTACAAGGAATGTGCGCGCATTGGCGGAATTATGGCGTTTGCGGCGACCGCTGGGCCGGAACCATTCAAGAATCGCGAATGGAACAAGCGCGACTGCATGATCCAGATGGGAATGGACGAAGAGCGGTACCTGGAAGCGTCAACCGCCGTCGCCCGGTTCATGCTGTTTCAGAAGGGCGCTCCGCTGGTCGATACGTTCCTGGCCGAGTGGCAGTATTACTGCCTAGACCCGGTTTGCCAAACCTTCGAGCCGTCCACGCTGGCGCCGGAACACCCAGGATTTCGCGAACACCGCACGGAGCAGGCTATCTATACCAACCTTTGCCACCGCTACGGCCTGAAGCTGTACCGAGAGGCGTGCGCGTTCGGGAATGAGCACCAGCAGGACTGGGAGCTTTACCCGCAACTGTTCGTACAGAAAGACCCAGCCCGCCCGAAGTCATTGCAAGGGAGCCGATACCGGAATGTCGTTTAGCCAGAATGACGAAGAGCGGTACATCCTCAAGTGGACGCCCGAAAATGGCCGGCTACTGGACATCGGCGCATGGTGGCCGACGAACCTCTCCAACACCCGCGCCCTAATCGAAAAGGGCTGGTCGGGCGTACTCGTGGAGCCGTCGCCAGGACCGATGCGGGTGCTATTAGGCGAGTACGGCGGAAACGAGAAAATCACGCTGCTGCAGGCGGCCGTGACCGCCCATGGTAAACGGATCACCATGCAGGTGACCGACTACCCGGTGTCTACCTCTGATCACAAAGTCTACTCGCTTTGGCAGACCGACCCACTGACGCAGTACCTCGGGCCGCTGGTGGTTCCGTCGCTGACCATTGCCTCAATTTTCGAGGAGTTCGGGCGCTTCGATTTCATTGATATTGACGCCGAAGGCCAAAGTGTCGAACTCGCGAATCAGCTCCTCGAAGGCTCTAATGACATGCTCCCGCAGTGTTTCTGCGTCGAGCACGACGGCTACGCGCCTCAACTCGAAGTCGCCGCCCGCAAGCGCGGCTACAACCACTTCCACATCACCGGGGAGAACTTAGTTGCGGCTCGTTAACATCCAACCCGTTCGCAATGAGGCATGGTGCCTGGGCCTCACGGCTCGCGCCCTGCTCCGTTGGTGCGACGATGCCGTATTCCTTCTCCACGCTTGCACGGACGCCTCCGAGGCTATCCTGGAGGCCGTGGCGGCCGAGCATCCGGGGCGCGTGCATGTGATCCACGAGGCGGAAACGATCTGGCGCGAGATGCACCATCGGCAGCGTCTGCTGGAATACGCCCGCTGCCTCGACGTCACGCATATTGCTGTAGTGGACGCCGACGAGATTATCGCGGGAGACACCCTGCCCTCTATGCGCTACCATGTTGCGCACCTCTCGCCCAAACGCTTCGCCGCGATCAAATTCAGGAACATCATCGACGGCCTGGACCAGTACCGCGCCGAGCGCGGTCCATGGGGAACCGAGGCGGGGACTATCGTGGCCTTCGGTGATCATGGCCACCTCTGCTGGGAAGCCCGCAATGGCTACGACCATCACCAGCGCAGCCCGTATGGAGCGGTCCAGGCTTCGTATATCCAAGGCGGGGGGCTCCTGCACCTCCAGTTTGCCAACCGGCGCCGCTTGCTCGCCAAGCACGCACTGTATAAGGCATCGGAGCGAGTGAAGTATCCGAACAAATCCATTCGTGACATCGACGCGCTCTACAATATGGCCCCGTCTATGGCCGGTATCACCAAGCAGCCGACGCCCGCGGAATGGTGGGCACCGTATGCCGACCTGATGCATCACTGCGACATCAACGCCGAGCCATGGCAGGAACAGGCAACGCGGGAGCTGGTGGCAGAACACGGAGCGGCGAATTTTGGCGGACTCGACTTATTTGGGGTGGCCTAATGAGCACAATTCTAAAACTCACCGTCACCTCGCCGGTTCAATCCTTCGAGGAACCTGTTACCCTCTCCGAGATCAAAGGCGCGCTCGGCATCCCCGACGCCGACACCTCCCGCGATGTGCTTTTGGACGCCTACGCGCCCGCCGCGCGCGAAGTGGCCGAAGTCTGCCAGCAACGCGATTTGGTGGCGAAGCAGTGGGATCTCTTTCTCTCGTATTTCCCGTGCGGTGCCATCGATCTGCGCGACAACACCACCAGTATCGAGACGTTCCGGTATCGCAAAAGCGATGGTGATTACGTGACGATGGTGGCTGGCACGGATTACGAATTTGATGCCGCGCTCTCGATCCTCACTCCCGTGAGCAATGGGACCTGGCCGGCTGCACAACTCTGGCCATCGTCAGCTATCGAGATTCAGTTCACGGTCACGCCGCCAGCTATCCCATCGCGACTCAAGCGCGGAATTCTCGCGCTGATCTCCCTGTGGGATGCCAACCAAGTTCCGGCTGAACTCGGCGCATCGGCGGTACAGAATTACCCGTTCATGCTGTCGTTGCTTGAGATCGGCCGTCGCGAAATCGTATGACGAACCGCCAGAAACACAAAGGCAACCCCGGCCGATTCACGCAGTTGCTCACCATTACCGCATCGAGCGGAGCGCGCGGCGATGGCGGCGACTTCCAGCCCGCCTGGGGCGGCGAGTCTACGCAAGTCCGCGGCATGTGGCGGAAGACTTCGTTCACGGAAAACTCCATGGAAGGCGGGCGCTACTCGCGCGCTTCGGGAGTGTGGGAGATCCCGTGGATACCCTCGCTGGCCGAGGACTTCCGCGTCAGCTACACCGACCGCAACGGGACGACCCAATACCAGCGAATCGTGGGCATTGACGACCCGGAAAAGCGCGGGCGCGAGCTGCATCTGTACGTGATCGAAGACGAAGGGGCGAATATATGAGGGTGCAGGAAGCCATCACGCGGCAGCTGGCGCAAACCAGCAGCGCGACGTATGCAGTGTGCGGTACCCGCGTGTATTGGAATCTCCTCCCAAAAAACCCAGTTCTTCCATTCGTTCGCGTGAGTAAAACCGCCAAGCGGGCCATCATCCAGGGCCTCACCTTCACCTCCGAGCCGAGCATCACTGACATTCAAATCGGCTGCTTTGCCAAGACGCAAGAGGCCGCCGCCGACCTTGCCGACGCGGTAACCGCCGACCTTTCCACCTACGGCACTATCTGGCAAGCGCTCCCGCTGACTAGCCCGGTCACAGGAGGCGCGCTCACCGCAAAGATCGAACCAACCGGCGAAGAAGATTTGATTTCAGACGACCTGATTGAGCTAGGCGTCGCTGGCGAAGCGCGGACGTTTTCCGTCCACGTTCGCTGATTTGCGCGCGAGTACGCACGCATCACCACTAACCCATTAGCTACCGCCACATGGCGGGAAGGAAACCTATGGCACAAGCCTATAGCGCCGCCGGCTCACTGCTCCAATTTGGTAGCTCCAGCCCGGTCACCTACACCACGATCCCATACGTAATGGGGTACACCTATGGCGGCTCTGAGCGTCCGCGAATCGACGTGACGCCGATCTCCGCGACGGCCACGGAAACCATCCCCGATATTCCTGGCGAGCAGAATATCTCGTTCGACATCGCCTACGACCCGGACGACACGCAGCACGCCGCCCTGCTGGCCGCCTACAACGCCGGAACTACGCTGCTGTACTTCCGCGACCGGCATGACAACACCGGCGCCTGCGACGAGTACTTCACCGGATACGTCACCCAGTGGAATCGATCCGCCGCCAAAGGCGCTGCCCGTATGGTTTCGGTGGTCATCACCATGACCGGCGCTATCAACACCGTCCCGTAACCATATGATCAACCCAATCAACCCGCCAATCGAAGTCGGTTGGCTCGGGAAACTGTATCCCTGTGACCTCACCCTCGGCCAGCTCGCGCTGGTCGAGGGGGAGGCGGGGATTGCCATTGTCTATCCGGCCGCGTCGATGCTCTGGCAGAAGCCAGAAGCCTACCAGCGAGGCGTTCTTTTGTACGCCATGCTCAAGCCGCACGAACTGCCAACCGCCACATTGCCAGCGTGCATGGCGGCCGTCGTCGGCGAACAGCGCGACTATTTCCTCGTCAAACTCCAGAAGGCCACCGACCGCCTGCTGCCTCAACTGCAATCTATTTGGGGCGGGCCGGAAGAGGCACCAGCCAGCCCTTTGGACGTGAGCAGTGGTGGACAGAACTCTGGGCTTCCGCTCGTATCCACATCGGACTCGGCGAACGAGACTTTTGGGATCTAACGCCCGGTCAGTTCATGGACCTGAGCATCACGAAAGCGAGGGCGAATGGCGAGACCGAGGAGCGTAATAACTCGCGCTGGCCGTTGGCGCGCTGAAGTTACGGGGCTTAAAGCCGTTCAAACCAGCTTTGCTGAACTGTCGTCGATACTCACAGCCGATGGCCGCGTGGAAAAATATCAACGCGGCTTGGCCATTGTCAAAGACGGATTCGCACGTGCGGCCGCTGTAATTCGTGACGCCGCGCGAACTGCAATCGGCAGTAGATCCCGCCGCGTGGCTGGCGCCACCTTCGCCTTCTACGACCTCGACGCAGGCCGCACGAAAGCGCAGAAGCGCTCGTCGCTTGTGGGCGTCAGGACTGGCGCTCCGCCGCGATTAGATCGCAGCATCTATCGCGTTTGGGGCGCTGGCTCCACCCGTAAAAACGGCACAACCGCAACTAACGGCCTCGGTATTTCACTGGGCCGCATATTTGAATCCGGCACCCGATACCGGCGCGGGACCCGCTTCTTCTCCGCTGCGATCCGCAACACCAAATCGCAAGCAATCCAGACGCTCGTAACTGCCTACAAGGACGCGATCCACATATTCAATGGCTAGCCTAATTGTCAAAATCACCGGGGATGCCAGCGGCTTTCGAGGCGCGATGGACGGAGCGAACCGCGCCCTGGATTCCGTCGCAACCAAAGCCGACAAGGTAAGCGGCGCCATTGGCTCACTGGGCACCACAATGTCCGTGGGACTGACTGCGCCTATCCTTGCTCTCGGCGCTGGCGTTATCAAGACGGCGGCCGACATGGAATCCTTGCGCCTGGGCCTTGCATCCGTGGCAAAGGGTGCCGATACCACTGAGGTTCAATTGGCGCGGCTCAAGGAAGTCGCCAAGCTGCCAGGACTGGGCTTCTCCGAGGCCATCCAAGGATCGGTGCGGCTTCAGTCTGCCGGCTTCTCCGCGCAACTCGCGGAGCGGTCACTGAAAGCCTTTGGGAACGCGCTGGCCACTGTTGGCAAGGGCAAAGCCGACCTAGACGGTGTAACGCTGGCACTGTCGCAAATTGCCAGCAAGGGCAAGATTAGCGCGGAAGAGATCAACCAACTCGCCGAGCGGGTTCCGCAGATTCGCGTCGCCATGAAGGCCGCATTTGGCACTGCCGATACCGAGGTTTTACAGAAGGCTGGCATTGGCGCGGAGGAGTTTGTCACGCGCGTTGTCGCGCAACTGGAAAAGCTCAAGCAGGTATCGGGCGGTACAAAAAACAGCCTGGAAAACCTCGCCGACAAGTTCAAGGAAACCGCCGACCGTATTGGGTCCAAGATGCTGCCAGCGGTCAACGAACTGTTGCCTAAACTCGAATCACTAGCGGGCATAGCCGGGGATGCAGTGGAAGGCTTCGCTAGGCTGCCAAACGAAGTGCAGAATACCGCGCTGGCGCTTACTGCCGTGGCCATCGCGGCGGGGCCGGTCATCAAGGCCTTCCAAAGTATGCAGGCTGGGCTCGCATCCATCCAATTGGCGGCCGGGTTGGCTGGAGTTGGGCTGGCTACGCTGTTCGGCGCTGTTGTCATTGCCGGAATCGCTCAAACCATGAGCGCAATCGACCAGTTGCGCGCGAAGACCAAGGCGTATTACGACGACCTGGACCGCCGCCGCACGGGCAAACAGGATATCATCGCGGGCCAGGAAAACGCTGGGCTCGGCGGGGTTCGCACGCGCGAATCGTTCATCATCACGGAAGCGTCGAACGCTGCGGTTAAATACAAAATCGACTTAAAAGCGCTGTCAGACGAACTTGGTCTATTTGGGCAGACTTCCATCAAAGCCAAAGAGGACACGCTAAACCTCGCCGACGCCTACGGCAAAACGGCAAAATCAGTCACGCTCGCTTACGAGGCGCATAAGGCGGCGAAGCCACCGACGATGGATTTACTGGCGCTATTCGAGCGGTTTAAGGATGTGGCCGCACAGAAGACCAAGGCCGTTGACCTGTTGGCGCAAATGATGGACCGCTACGGGACAGTGACGGAAGTAGCAACTATTCGGGCGGCGAAAGGCATGGACCTTTTATTCCGTTCCTACCGCCAACTCTCCGACGCGCCGGATCTCGGCAACCTGAACAAGATTGACTTCTCAAAACTGCCAAAGGCGCCCGATGCCGGCCTGCCTGGACCTGGAGGGTTTGAGGAATTCCAGCGTAGCGGCCGCAACATCGGGCCGGAAGGTATACTGACCCGTGAGCAAGCCGACGCTATCAAAGACCGTTACAGGCAAGTCGGCAAAGCTGGCCAAGCCGCTATGCGGCAAGTGTCAACCGTCATCACTGATCTCTCTCGCGGTATCGCCGACGTCATTTTCAAGGGCGGCAAGTTTGGCGACATGATGGCCAACGTAGCCAAGCAGGCAGGGCAGGCAATTGTGCGCGAACTGATCGAAGGCGCGCTGAAAAAGCTGGCCACGAAACTGCTAGACGTTGGCGGCATCATGGGCAAGGTCTTCGGCGGTGCCGGTGGAGCTGGCGGCACTATCTTCTCAGCGGCCGGAAGCGCGGGCGGAAGTGTGGCGGGGGCAGCCGGTTCAGCGGCTGGCGGTGTTGGCGGCGCAGCCAGCGCGGCAACATCCTCTATTGCCGGCATCGTCGGTGCAGTTGGCTCTGTAGTCTCTGCCGTTTCGGGCGTCATCGGCAATTTCCAGATGGCACATATGAACACCGCCCTCGGACGCATCGAGGAAAATACTCGCTATACGAAAATCTGGACCGGCGAACAGTCGCAGTCCCTCCTCTGGTGCGCGCAGAAGTCCACGGAATACCTCGGCTACGCGGTCAAGTCGCTGGACATGATCGGCCTCCTAAACTCGCAAATGCTCGGGCTCGCGCAAGCGGGCGGCGGGGCTGGCGGGACCACGATCAACATGGCCGGGGCATACCTGCTCACCGACGCCGCGCTGGATGACTTTATCGAGCGCTTCTCGCGCCGGCTCAAGACACAAGGCCTCTAATGGGCATATCAGTCCTAATACAATCCACCCTTCGGAATAACCTGACTGGGCGGGACGGAGTGTCTATTACCAAGGCACTCCGCACTATCCCGACAGCCAGCATCCGCACCGTGGATAAAACCGGGGCCTTCCTGCCAGCCGTGGGCAACCTGATCGAAGTCCAGGACGACCTCGGCGGACCAACGGTGACGCTGTTCGGTGGCTCGATCAACGAAGTCGAGCGCATTCGACACCGTACCAGCATCGCCACGCTTGAAACCAACTGCTCGTGCGTCGGCAAGGCTGACCGGCTGGAGCGGCGGCTGGCCGGGTACTACGAATACACCGGGAAAACGGGCGGATACATCCTCGGTCAGATGGTGGCGAATAGCCTATCGGGCGACATCGACATTGCCTCCCCATCAGGCATCGCTGCTGGCCCGGTAATTGATTCCCTGGTGTGGGATTACCCGACATGCAAGGATGCCGCAGATTCCGTCTGCAACCTCACCGGGTACGAGTATTACGTCACGCCGGAAGGAACTTTTTCCTACTTCCTGCCCGCGTCGAATGCCTGCCCAGTTAGCATCACGGACGGATCAAACGTCAGCAAGATCACCACGCGCGAGACGCGAGAGGACTTCTGTAACCGAGTCACTATCAAAGTAGCCAATGCGCTCCGCGACCCGGAAACCGAGAACTTCACGGGCGACGGGGTGTCCACCAGTTTCAACGTCACGAACCCCCTCGCGCAGGCGCCCGACATCTTCATTGGCTCGCCCGCCGTCGCGCAAACAGTCGGAATAATCGACGTGGATACCGGCAAGGATTGGTACTGGCAAGAAAACTCGACCGAGATCCGCCAGGACAGCGGGGCCACGGTCATCAGTTCCGGCGTCTCGATCATGGTTACCTACGTCGGCACCGAATCAATTCTGGTGTCGGCGGCCAACACCACCAGCATCAGCGACCGGGCAACGGCCGAATCAAACAGCGGGGTCTACCACAAATTACTCACGCTCGACACCAAGCTAACGCGCGCCAACGCGCAAGCCGTCGCCGACGCTTACGTTGACCGCTATTCTTCGCTGTCAGTCGTCATGGTTTTTGAGACAGACACGCTCCTGGAACCCGACTGCATCAACATCGAACCAGGCCAAACGCTCACGGTTTCCCTCACTGGCTACCAGTGCGCGGGGACCTATCTTGTCCGCTCCGTTACGCTTCAATCCCGCCTCAATGATCAACACGAGGCCCGCTGGGCGGTGCGCGTCGAGGCTGTTTCTGGCCCGGTGCTACGCAATTATGTGGACGTGTTCCGCGATCTCTCTGGCGGAGGCGGCAACGTCAGCGGCTCCAGCTCCATGGCGTCAGCGGGGAGCGGCGCCGGGGTGTATGTCTACGAGCCCGCGAAGCTAACGGCCAACACTACAATCACCGCGCCGGTACCAGCGACCAAGGGCGCGACGATGGTGGTCTTTATCAAGCAAGGCGCAGGCCCGTACAGCATCAGTTTTGACCCGGATCAGTTCGCCCAGATCGTCAACACGAATATTCCCGCCGTTGAAGACAGGGAGATCGCCTTCCCATTCGTCGGCCGCGCCGATGGCCTCTGGTGGCCAATGTCGTTTGCACGCGAGATGAGCTAATGAATAAATTCCCCATTTGTTTTGCCTTGGCAGCCGTGGCGGCGTTTCCGCAAGCACAGACGCCTCTTACTATCACCCAATCCGCTGGCAGTGCCACGGGCGAACTGCGTATGCAGGAGCGGCGCACGAACGGGACCGATTACGTTGGCTTAAAGGCTCCACAGTCAGTCGCCCCTAGCGTCACGTGGACCCTTCCTGCCGCCGACGGAACCGCGGCGCAATGCCTCCAGACGGATGGCGCGGGGGTTCTATCGTTCGCCGCCTGCGCCGGCTACTGGACCCTCAGCGGTTCCGACATCTACCGCTCAACCGGGCTAGTCACTATCGGGCACACGGCCGCCACGGTCCGCCTCGGCCAAAACCTCAACACTAACAAAGCCTCCGATTACGGCGGCATGGCGCTAAACACGTTCTCCGCCACCGGCTCGCACGGGAGCGTCCTGGACTTCAATAAGAGCGCCAGCGGCACACTGGGCGCTCACGGCGCTGTATCCAGCGGAGACACACTTGGATTCTTCGCTTTTCGCGGCTCAGATGGAGCGAATTACCAGCGCGCCGCGGAAGTAAACGGTGAGGTCGATGGCACTGTTTCCTCGGGCGTGGTTCCGGGGCGTATTCGGTTTCGCACGGCGAACAGTTCTGGCACTATGACTGAAAGCTGGCGCATTGACAAAGACGGGGCGTTCCGTCCGGGCGCGGATGACACCTTTGATATCGGATTAACAGGAACGAGGGTGCGAGGGGTTTATTCGAAGTTTGGCCAGTTCTATAAGTCTGGCGGAACGGCGAGCAGTGACTACCTGACCACACGGAAATACAACATCCTCGACCAGTCTGGCGGCTCCGGCGCGTGGGACATACAGGCGTCTGGCTCGATGGCTTCAACTTCGTCCATTAAGATCCGCGACAACGCAGGGTCTCGCTGGTTGGAGGCATATCGGGCAATCGCCGGAACTCCCTTAAAGTACACCTCGCTCTTTGGTCACCTGTACCCCGCCAAGCGATTGATTGCCGACGGCGACGCGGTGGACGATTCAGTCTTCGGCGACCTTGGGGCAAGCACGGCGCGTTGGGCCAATGTGTGGGGCGCTACGGCCAATCTTACAGCGCTAACTATTCCCACCGGCAGCACAACTGGTTATGTCTGGACGGACACTGGCAGTGGTGTTGGGGCTTGGCAGGCGGGCGGTCTAGATGCCTACGACGTGCGAAACTTCGGCGCGGTCTGCAATGGGGTGGCGGACGACACGACGGCGATTCAATCGGCGATTGCCGCCGCGATTGGAATTAAAGGCATCGTCCTTCTTCCACAAGGCACATGCATAGTTTCTACGCTGGATATCACGTCAAGTTTTCGAGGAATTCGAGGACAGGGTATAAATGTCACTCGATTGAGATCAGTCACAAACGCGCCAATTATCCGTATTGATACTGGCACGGGCGGTAGCGCGCTCAACTTCTATAACCTCGAATTCTCCAATATGACAATCATGGGAGACGGCGTGTCCTCTGGTCAGTACGCCTTTGAAGTCAAAGGGGACGGATCGTTCAATAATTCAGATTTTCACCACCTATGGATCGAGCAGGTGCAGATTGCTGTGTATGCCCACCTTGACGGAACGACGGGAAGCGGGCACAACAAATTCCATGAAAACTGGTTCAGCCTTGGCAACACGAACGCCATAGGTATTTATCGCCACGCGCCAGAAGGCTCCGGATGGATGATTAGCGGGAATGACTTCGGAGGGGCGGCTGGTTCGATTGGCGACACCTCTGGCGCGCGTGGCATCGTGATGCGAAATTTTATCGGTGATTTGATGATCAACGATAACCACATGGAGGGCGGCTGGGTGGCAGTCGATTTGTCTTGCGACGACGGGAAGTTACCAAAGTCGATCACGGCTGGGACGAATGCCAACCCGGTTTCACTCACCGCCACCGCGCACGGCCGCAGCGGAACAGTGACCGTTTCACTGAATGGATTTACCGGCAGTTGGGCAGCGCTGAATGGGGAGTGGACGGCTACGGTAACGGGATCAAATACGTTCACTGTTCCCGTGAACTCTACTGGGTTTGGCGCAATGACGGGGACCAATGCGGAGTTGACATCATCGGGGGCATGCGCCTACGGAAATCAGATTGCGGCCACGGGAAACAAAATTGACGGATACACCTTGGATGGGCGGCTGTACAACGTGCAGAACTCCTCCTTTACAGGCAACCGTGGACGCGGCATTCTTCGGGAGCAGATCCGTGGGGATAAGAGCTCCCTGGCTTACGACCAGATGGGTCAAATCGATACCGGCAGCGCAATCGTCAGAACTGGATTAGAGTACACGACCTCCTACGGGAACCTCTCCCTCAACGCATACGACGAAGGCCGCATCCGAATTGGCGTCACGACGTCCAACATCAGCAACGCCCGAAACGGCATCAGTATCCAGGACCAAGGGGCATCCTCTGCCATCGCGCTCGGCCAATCGGCGACGCGCAACATGGGGATGCTGTGGAACTACAACGCCACGGCTGGCAGCGCGTATGGGCTGGTGTACACGTACTCGTACTCGAACCCCATGCTCTACGGCGCATCGAGCCATCAGTTCGTCGGGGCCAACGGTCCGGCGCTGGGGGCCGGCCAAAACATCTCTCCAGTGTGGGTGTCCGGCACCTCCGGTTTCATTGGCTACGGCCTTTACCGCACGGACGACACGAATGGTGGCTGGCTGATCGGCACATCCGGCGTTTCCGTGGGTGACTTTGCGATCTATCAAAACCAGGGGGCCGGATCTCCAGCGCGGCGATTCCGCATCGAGTCTTCAGGCGGCGCGGTCGACATGACCTCGCTGAAAATCGGAGGAACGACGGCAATTGATTCGAGCCGGAATGGCTCGTTTGCTGGGCTATCGTGGACAGGCAATCTGTCGAACTCAATCACGTTCTCATCCGGCAGCACGTACAATGTCGGGTCGAGCGGGGCTCCTCCGCTCAATGTGTACGGCAACTACATCGAACCAATTACCGCGCTGGTATTGTCGTCAGGAACCAGGGTTACTGGCGATATTGTCCCAAGCTCCTCGGTTACATACTCGCTTGGGTATGCGGCGAATAAGTTCTCAGCGGCCTACGTGACGAACATGTACATTTACGGGGCTGTGCAGGCTCCAAGCGGCAGCATTGGCGCATCTTCCGCGCTCAGTTGCGGTAGCGGCCAAGCCATTAAAGCGATCACGGTTGACGCCGGAATCGTCACCAGCGTTTCTTGCGGGACTCCGTAGAGAACCACTTTCCGCCGGGTACGCCCTCTCCCGGCGGCGGCTTCGTGGGTGTGCCGAGAACACTCACCCAACAAGTTATGCGTACACTCGCACTCCTCGCCATGACGGGCATCATGGCGGCGGCTGAACAGCCGAAACCCACGCCCCAACTGAACACCGCCGAAGTGATCGCGCTCAACACCGTTGAGTCGCGAATGAAAGCCATCCGGGACGAGTACGAAGCCCTGGAAAAACAGCGCGTGCAAGTCCGCGCCGATGCTTGCCGCCGGGCGCTCGACGTGCCGACATGCGAGATCCGGCCGGATGGCACACTCGCCAAACCAGAACCGCCGAAAGTCGAGGTGAAGAAGTGATCTCCCTGAAATTTGCTCCCATCCTCCTCTTAGCCATCGCCGCGTTGCGGGGGCAGGATACCACCAAGTTAGTCAATATCTGCGGCCTCGACCAGCGCACGCCGAATGCCAACCTCCAGCTGATCCAGGTGTCCTGTATCGACTTTGACCGCCTTCGCTCGCTGGCCCCTGGCGCTCCGTGGCCAGTGGGCCGCGTGACGCAGGTACTCATCCACGCCCGCGCCGGCGACCGGGTGTATGTGAGCGTGGACGGCGGGAAGACGTTTCGCAAGCAACAGATGGTGCGCGACGCCGAAGGGCGCATGATTGCGCTCCTGCAATATGAGGGCGCGGAGTATTCAAGCGTCGAGGTAGACGTGGCGCCGGAGTCGAAGGAATGAAGCTTCGAGCTGCGGCCGTGGACGCCACGACGGACGACGGCCAGCGCGTCGGCGGCCCATGGGCGCTGCCTTTGGACGCCGACGCAATCAAAGAAATCAGGGCGCTTGAGAACGAGTACGGGCGCGTGGAATTCAAACAATCAAAGGACAACAAACAATGACTTTTATCTCTCCCAATAAAGCTGATAATATCGGCATCGAAACCGCTGGCGCGTTCCTTGACAAGCTGAACCGGCTGGGCTTCCGCTTCGGCGCGCTCTACCTGGACGAAGACGACAACGGCCCTATGGCTTCCGCCGCCACGCTCGTCTCTGAAGTCCCGGACCTTGACCCTGCTGGCAAGTACAACGTGATCGCCTTTGCGGGCGGCGACTGGCACAATGTGGCGCAGTTGCATCGGCAGTTCGGCGCTGGCACGCTGCAGGATTTCAAAGAAGTGCACGCCGACGTATACCGCGGGCAGGACCAAGATCTCGCGCTGCTCAATATCCCCGGCGCCGCGAAGGCCATTGAGAAGCTGATCGAGAAAGCCTAACCATGCGTACCGCATGGAAGGCCATCCTCGCCGCCGCGCTCGGAGGGGCCGCTACGGCGGCCTCAGACGCGCTCATGTTTGACGGCACAACTCACCCTAAGCAACTCGCCGCCAAGGCCGCTATCGGGGCCGCTGTGGCCGTCGCTGGGTATCTCAAGCAATCGCCTGTTCCGCCCCAGGCGCCACCGCCCGCGAAGTAACTCCAGTGCCGGAGAATGAATTGGAACAACTCGAACGCATCGCCAGCACGCTCGACGATGTTCGCGGGGACGTGAGTGGCCTCACCACGTCCCAAGCTGTCCAGACGGAACAGTTGCGAAACATCGTCGAGCACTTGGCGTGCCTCAATGGCCGTGTTGGCAAGTCAGAAGACCGCCTGTCTTCGCTCGAAAACGACCGGGCTGAACAGCGCGGGGCCTGGAAGCTCGTTGCGCTCATCTCAGCGATTCCGGCCAGCATTATCAGCGCCGGGGCAATGTGGTGGGCGAATCACGGGGGAAAATAGTGGCCAATCTAAACCGCGTCTGGAAGCGCTGGATGGCCACCGGGTGCCTGCACAGCACGCACGCCTGCGCCGAGTACCAGCGCAACGTGCGGGCTTTCAAGGCAGCATTCCAGCCAGATCGGCACGTCGAGCTTGGCGACCTCCTTGAAACCACTGCGCTGCGATCCGGGCGCGCGGGACGAAGGACGAAGCCGAGCCGCTGGAGCCAGACGTCAACAAGGGGCTGGCTTGGCTTACCGAAATGGAGCCGTCAGACTGGATGATGGGAAAGCACGACGACCGCATTCTCCAGCTCCTCAGCCATCCATCCGCTATCGTCGCCGAACTCGCCCGCCGCCTTTGGTCCGATATGCAAGCGGCATCCGATAAAGTCGGCTGTAAAGTCCACCCCTACGACATCGAGCGGGGCTGGATAAAAATGGGCGAGATCTGGCTTGGGCATGGCTACATGTACAACATCAATGCTTTGCGAGACCACGTCGAAATGATGGGCGGGAATGTGGTTATGGCTCACCTGCACGTAGCGCATACCTTCCGCGCCCGCAACCACGGCGGGCATTGGGGCGTATGCGTCGGCACGGGCGGAGATCCCCGCACGATGGGGTACGCGCGACGGCGCCGGCAGACGTTGGCCTGGAACCACGGCATCGCCTATGGAGAGTACACGGACAATGCCAGCACCACGCACCTCCTGCAATGGAACTGCGCGCACGGCGCGAAGGAGCAGCCTAGATGGCTAATCTCCTAGCGGACCTCGCCGCGGCGATTGCGGCGGGCGGCATCGAAACACCAGGCGTGGAGTGGAAGACCTCGGAGGCTTGGGCAGAGGAGTGTAATATGTGCCGGGACCACGCGCTAAGGATTCTCCGGCGAGGCATCAAGTCTGGGAAGGTCGAGGCCCGGAAGTTTCGCGTCATGAGCGGTGGGCGGCCGGCCCCCGTGCCGCATTACCGGGTGATCGCGTGACCCGCGAACGCTGGCACATCCTATGCGGCGAGTGGTGTGTCATTCTCGGCATCGCCACGCCGCCGCGGCTACTGATCGTGCCCGCAAAGGCGATCCCCGGCTGTGATGCGGTGGCGGAGTACTTCCGCGCCATCGAGGACGGATGGACGATCAAGCTTCGCTGCGGCAAGCACGCGGACCCGGAGTTGACGATGGTTCACGAACTACTCCACATCCGCAGCGGCTGCACGGATCAGACGCACGAGCTATGGATACGAGACGTTGCCGCGGCGCTGGTGGCGCTGAAACGGCGGGCCGCATGACGCGGCGCGGCCTGTTCGCCCTCTTCGCCCTCGACGCCGAAAAGCCGCCCGGACCAAATAAAGCTCGCCCCGCCATGGCCGCGCCGCCTGGCGACCTGGGACGCGGCGGGTAGCTTGACCTAATTATCCTCTCGATTTCGGCCGCGCTAATGATCCCAACAGAGACGAAAGAACCATGAAAAAACTACTGCTTCTCCTGGTCGCGTTGGCGCTTCCAGCGCAGACCGTGACTTTATCGGACACCCTCACTACCGCCGTCGGCGGGGCCGCGTACACCGGGCGCATCACGGTAACCCTCAACGCGCCCGCGTTGGCCCAACCGCTCTACTATTCGACCACCAGCCTGACCGGTTGGCAGGCCGTCTACTGTCTAGGCGTCACTGGCTCGGACTGCACGACGACGACCAGCGCTGGCGTCTTCGCGGCGACCCTCTACGCCAACAGCACCATCACGCCAGCGGGCACTAGCTACTCCGCGCGGTTCACGCCGTCGAAGGGCTCGCCGTGGAGCGAGGTGTGGGTGGTGGGCGCGAGCGATACCAAGCTCTATCAGGTTCGCTCGACCGCTGTGCCTACGCCAACGACGATGTTCAGCGTAGGCCAACTCACAGGCGGCAGCGCGACTAATGGCAATTGCCTAGTCTTCGACGGCTCCGCGTGGGCGCCAGCCGCCTGCGCTTCTGGTGGTGGTAGCGGCACGGTTACGAGCGTAGCGGCCACGGTGCCGAGCATTATGAGCATCAGCGGCTCCCCGATCACGACCAGCGGAACTCTCGCAATCTCGCTGGTCACGCAGACGGCTAATCAAGTCTTCGCTGGCCCAACGACGGGCAGCGCGGCGACGCCTGCGTTCCGCTCGCTGGTGAGTGCTGATATCCCAGCGAACGCGGCGAACACCTCAGGCAACGCGGGTACCGCTACGGCCCTAGCGGCCAACGGCACCAACTGTTCCGCGGGCTCGTATCCGCTCGGCGTGGACGCAAGCGGCAACGCTGAAGGGTGCACGGTTGCCAGCGGCGGCGGTGGCACGGTTACGTCAGTGTCGGTCACTACGGCGAACGGCGTGTCCGGTTCGGTGGCCACGGCTACCACTACCCCGGCGATTACGCTAACATTGGGCACCATCACACCTACGAGTGTCGCGGCGTCCGGCAATGTGACCGGAGCGAATCTAAGCGGCACGAATACGGGCGATCAAACCACGATCACGGGCAATGCCGGGACCGCCACGGCGTTGGCGGCGAACGGCGCCAACTGTAGCGCCGGCAGCTTTCCGTTGGGCGTCGATGCGTCGGGGGCTAGCGAGACTTGTACGGCACTGCCAACCACTATCGCGGGCACGGCGAATCAAATCACGGCGAGTGCGGCCACGGGCGCTATCACGCTGTCCATCCCGACCAACCCGACGCTACCGGGCACGACGACGGGCACGTTTAGCGGCAACCTCACAGGCAACGTGACGGGCAACGTATCGGGCTCGTCGGGCTCGACCACGGGCAACGCCGCCACGGCTACGGCCCTAGCCGCGAACGGTACTAACTGTTCGGCGGGATCTTTCCCGCTCGGCGTGGATGCCAGCGGCGCCTCTGAAACCTGTACCGCGCTCCCCACAACTATCAGCGGCACGTCCAACGAAATCAGCGCTTCAGCCTCGACTGGGGCGGTTACACTATCGCTGCCGTCTACAGTAGACCTCACTTCTAAGATATTTCGCGTACCCAACTCAACCACGCTCCCCGGAACTTGCAGCGTCGGTGATTCCTACATGGACACCGATGCCACGAGCGGCGCGCGGTGGTATCTGTGCGAGTCCACTAATACCTGGGCTGTGCAAGGGGGTGGGGGCGGAGGATCTGGCACTGTGACCAGCGTAGCCCAGAGCTTTACTGGCGGTCTGATTTCCGTGGCCGGGTCGCCGATTACCACCTCTGGCACGCTTGCTCTGACTGTGGCTGGCACCAGTGGCGGCATTCCGTACTTCTCCAGCGCCTCGGCGTGGGCGTCCTCATCGGCGGGAACTGCTGGGGCCTTAATGTCATGGGGAGGCGCCGCAACGGCCCCGGCTGAGCTGACCAATTCGACCCAGCCGAATTCTGGTGAACTTCGGCTTGCCACGACGCCCAATGCGTCTGCGACCAGAGCGGTAGTCACCCTTGGTCCAACAGCGTGGTCCGGTGGAAGTGCCAACGGGACGATCCTCGGACTTAACGCCGCGAGCGGTTTCACCGGCCACCTCCTGCGAGGCGCGACGAACTCATCGACGATGTTTTCCGTGGATGGGGTGGGCGACGTGCGCGGTATCTCGTTTCAGGCTGTAAATTCTGGTTTCTCACTGCTTAGCAGCGGGCTCAACCACCTCAATAACGGCACCGTCACATACGCCAACACCTCGACTGGATCATCCGCGGTCATGCGGATCACGGGTAACGGCGGAACAGCTTCTACAAACTTCCTGGTGATCCGTGGCAGCAGTGGCGGCACGCCGACGGATCAACTGCGGATCAACGCCGACTCGAAAGCGATCATGGTCGGCCAGACGGTCAACACCACATCGCTTTCCTCAATGTCGCTGTACGTCGGCGACACGACGGCGACGACCGGGGTCACCCGTATGTCATTGCAGGCCGGCGCTGGGCAAAGTACCACGCCAGTGTTCGAGATCCGCGCGACAAACGCCACCGCAAATTCGGGCACTCTCGGCCTATCGATCCTGGACACCGGCCGGATCGTGACCTCATCGGCGAACGAAGCAACCGGCTCGGCGACTCCGACTCTCGGTACAAATGCGCCATATGTGGGTAACGACTACCCATACACCTGGATCAAATTCACCACCTCGGACGGTAGCACGGTATTCGTGCCGGCCTGGAAATAAAGGACCCTATGAAACTCATACTGATCGCACTTCTCGCCATCGCTGCCTACGGGCAAACGACTGTCAATGCTTCGAGTGTCTCTCTCGACGCCACGGCCACCGGAGCGCTTGCCCGGTGGATGATGGGGCAGACGACACCGGGCGTGGCTCCGACGCTCTCCGTCGCTGTCAATTCCGCGACGACGGCATTTTCGTTGTCGAGTGGTTCCGGACTTGGGGCGACCTCGGCGCTGGTATTGGGAGGCGTGGAAATCGTGCAATGCACGGCAAAGCCAACCGGATCAACGTTTACCTGCACGCGTGGCCAGATCGGTACAACGGCGGTTTCGCACGCGCAGGGAGTTACAGTCCGGGAACTGATCTACAAGACGCCAAATCAGGCCGGAACGGAGTTGATGCGCGGGCAGTTGAGGTCAATCATGCGCGCTGATCCAGTGGTCACGGCTGCAATTGCGGCCGCCGCGGCAGCGGCTGAAGCAGCGATCACAGCGGGCGTCCAATGAAGCGGACAATCGTAGCGCTCGCACTGTGCCCCTACCGTTCCCTTACGTCCGGGTACGGGGGCGTCACGCTTCCAAGTACGTCCGCATTCAATGGGTTTCCGGCAGAGTCCACTGTCACCGCCGGCCTCCAGTAGTCCAAACCCCAGCACAACCGCCAGGGAGCCCCGTTCCGCATAACCGCGGGGCGGGGCTTTTGCCGTTTTAAGTGCTATATAGCAGTTTGTTTTCCGTGGCGACATTTGCCGCTTGACGAACTACTGCCATTTTGTGCATTATTGTGACGTGAGCAACACACAAGCAACACAGGAGCAGCGGCGGGTGGTCCAGATCACATTAAGGCCCAGCGTCTACCAGATCGCAAAGGAAAAAGCGGCTCAACATGGCACGCATCCAGGGCGCATCGTGGAGTACGCACTCCTGCATATGCCGAGGAAAAGGACAGGGCTCATTGTGCCGACAAACCCGGTCCATGGGGCCTAGCGGGAGCAAACCAACTAGACGCGCCTACTAGTGCGCGCCTACAACCAAACAGACCCCGCCAGCCGACGCGGGGAGGAGAGGGAGCAAATGTCAACAACCGACGTGCGCGGGCTCGGACTCGCGCGCTATCCGCAGAACATCGCCGCGCTGCCGCCTGGGGCGCGCATAGCCGGGGAGATCCTGGGAAAAGCCAGGCGGCGTAAATCCGCCTGGCGCATGGCCTGGGCGCTGATTGAGACGAAGGCGAAGGCTGGCGACCACGAGGCCGCGGACTTGATGCAGTTCGTGGACTCTGGCGGTGCCGCATGAGCACAGTACTCATCATGCGGTCGTGCGGCCCTGACCTGCGCTCGTATAAGGAGTTCCAATGGCCGGAAGCTGGTCCCGTCGCCGCGCCCGCCTGGGAAGCCACGGAAAACTGCGGGAACGGGCTCCACGGCTTCCTGTGGGGCGAGGGTGATTACAACCTGGCGAATAAAGCGCCCGATGCCAAATGGTTGGTCGTTGAAACCGACGGCGCGAATGTGATCGACCTGGGCGGCAAGGTGAAGTTCCCATCGGGCACGGTTGTGTTCTGCGGGGAAGCCAAAAGCGCGGCCGCCTACATCCAGGCTAACGGGGGAGCCGGAAAAAAGGTCATACACGGCACCGCGACGGCGGGATACGCTGGCACCGCGACGGCGGGAGCGCGTGGCACCGCGACGGCGGGAGACGCTGGCACCGCGACGGCGGGATACGCTGGCACCGCGACGGCGGGAGCGTACGGCACCGCGACGGCGGGAGCGCGTGGCACCGCGACGGCGGGAGCGTACGGCACCGCGACGGCGGGAGCGTACGGCACCGCGACGGCGGGATACGGCGGCACCGCGACGGCGGGAGACGCTGGCACCGCGACGGCGGGAGACGCTGGCACCGCGACGGCGGGAGACGCTAGCACCGCGACGGCGGGAGACGCTGGCACCGCGACGGCGGGAGCGCGTGGCACCGCGACGGCGGGAGACGCTGGCACCGCGACGGCGGGAGCGCGTGGCACCGCGACGGCGGGAGCGTACGGCACCGCGACGGCGGGAGCGCGTGGCACCGCGACGGCGGGATACGGCGGGGTGATTTGTATCCAGTTCTGGACAGGCCCGCGCTACAAGGCCAAGATCGCCCAGGTGAAGGACGAGGACGGCGACGGGCAACTGGAGCCGAACCAGGCGTACAAACTGAACGAGGCTGGCGAGTTCGTTTTAGTTGAAGGCGGTGCCGCATGAGCACAGTACTCATCATGCGGTCGTGCGGCCCTGACCTGCGCTCGTATAACGAGTTCCAATGGCCGGAAGCTGGTCCCGTCGCCGCGCCCGCCTGGGAAGCCACGGAAAACTGCGGGAACGGGCTCCACGGCTTCCTGTGGGGCGAGGGTGATTACAACCTGGCGAATAAAGCGCCCGATGCCAAATGGTTGGTCGTTGAAACCGACGGCGCGAATGTGATCGACCTGGGCGGCAAGGTGAAGTTCCCATCGGGCACGGTTGTGTTCTGCGGGGAAGCCAAAAGCGCGGCCGCCTACATCCAGGCTAACGGGGGAGCCGGAAAAAAGGTCATACACGGCACCGCGACGGCGGGATACGCTGGCACCGCGACGGCGGGAGCGCGTGGCACCGCGACGGCGGGAGACGCTGGCACCGCGACGGCGGGATACGCTGGCACCGCGACGGCGGGAGCGTACGGCACCGCGACGGCGGGAGCGCGTGGCACCGCGACGGCGGGAGCGTACGGCACCGCGACGGCGGAAGCGTACGGCACCGCGACGGCGGGAGCGTACGGCACCGCGACGGCGGGAGCGCGTGGCACCGCGACGGCGGGATACGCTGGCACCGCGACGGCGGGAGAAGCTGGCACCGCGACGGCGGGATACGGCGGGGTGATTTGTATCCAGTTCTGGACAGGCACGCGCTACAAGGCCAAGATCGCCCAGGTGAAGGACGCGGACGGCGACGGGCAACTGGAGCCGAACCAGGCGTACAAACTGAACGAGGCTGGCGAGTTCGTTTTAGTTGAAGGCGGTGCCGCATGAAGCGCGAAGCCATGGCGGGCATCCTCGACGACTTTATTGTCCACGTAACGAAGCTGCACGCGGAGGAACATGCGGCAACCGCCGCCAAGCTCCGCAAGGCCGAGCGATGCCTATACGGCACACTGGCGGTGGCCGCATGTTCGCTAGTGGCGACTGTGGTAATGGCGGTGACCAGATGAACCGCCGCCACGACGATACGCCGGAAATCTTTCTCCTGGCCCTGTGGCTTTGTTGTGCGCTGGCGGTGGCCGGGTGGGTATTCGAGGTGCTGTATGGGTGAGCAATTCGTCCACGCGGAGCGGTTTGCTGGGCTGGAGAGTCATGTGCCGGAGGTCTCGCAAGATCCGGCGCAACGCCAATGCTTCGTGGGTGGCACTGATATCCAGCATATTCTCGGCCTGGAGCCATACGGCTGCGCTCGTCGCCTCTGGTACCAAAAGACCGGCGCCGCGCCCGACCGAGAATTTCGCATGACGGAGCCCATAGTGTGCGGCAAGCGCATGGAGGACTCCGTAGCTGAAGACGTCAAGGAAATGACCGGCTGGAATATCCGACGCAAGAAAGCCACCGCTAACGGCCACGAACTCCAACGTGTTGACCGGGCGATAGTCGGGCAGGAGCGCGGGCCGGGAGTGCTGGAAATCAAGACGGTCAGCGGGCGGGCGTACTGGGATTGGAAGCGCGATGGTGTGCCGCTCGGCTACCTAATGCAAGTCCAATGGTATATGCGCGTGCTCGGCTGGAAGTGGGCCTGTATAGCAGCGCTCAATCGCGAGACGGATCAGATCGAACTGTTCGAGTTTGAAGCGCGGCCGGATCTAATGGCGGCTGTGGCTGAAAAGGTCGATTGGTTCATGACGCACCACGTCGATCAGCGCGTTGCGCCACCCTGGCTGGACGAGCGCGATGGGCGCTGTGAGTCCTGCCAGTGGGAAAAGACGTGCCAGATGGACGAATGGTCAGCAGTGAGCGACCAAGGCTTAGTGCAAATCGAAGGACTGGCGCCGCTGGTGGCAGAGTACCAGCGGGCGAAGGACCTTATCAGGCGTGCGGAGAAAATGGCCGACGTTCTGCGCACGGGCGACGAGTCAGCGTACGACGAGCCGCACCGGCTGGGCATTGAGGCGCTTATGGGCGTCAATGAACAGGCGCGGGCGAGTGCGGACGAGCGGGTGAGTTTCAAGGTACAGGAGGCCCAGCGCGTTGACGTGGATGCGCTGAAGACTAAGTTCCCGGAAGTGTACATGGACGTGTTGAAGCGGTCAGTTTCTCGGCCGCTGAAGATTTTGAAGATTAAAGGAGCAACGAAGTGAGTACCCAACAAGTGACGCCGGAACAAGCACCGGCACAGGCGATGTCCGCACGGCCGCAGCGCAGCGTGTTTGATGACATTGTGGAAAACCACTCAGCACGGGCGCAAGCCGAGCAGGCGAAGGCGGACAAGCTCTGCGCTGACGCCTATTCCAACGATCCTCGCGCCTATGTGATTGCGCTGGGGCGTGATTACGGCCTCGGGCCGGCGCACGCATTGCAGATGATTTGGGTTGACCCTAAGAGCGGGAAGCCGAACCTATATGCAGGTGCACGAGCTACCTTCCTGCAGCAAGCCGGGTATGACTGGCGCCCGGTGGTTATGGCGGACCAGGAAGTGCGCTTGCGCTTCATGCTGCGGGGAGAGTGGATGAAAGACGCGGACGGCAAGCCGCTCGAAGTAGGCATGACGATCGCAGAGGCCGAGCAGGCTGAGTGGGTAGCCTCATCGCGCGGGAAGGACGCGAAGCCGGGCACGAAGGGGAACTACGACAAATTCCCGAAAAACATGCTGTTCGCCCGCGTGATCTCGAATTTCCACCGCTGGTACGCGCCACATGTGATTGGCGCCACCGTCTACGACATGGGCGAGGTGAGCATGGAGTCCGTCATCGCGGCGACGGAAAGCAAGTCCGCCAGCGCGCTCGACACGCTGGAAGCGGAGATGAAGGCGACGAACTTGGCGGAAGTGTCCAATGTTTGAGCATGACCAGTGGTACACCGGCACGATTACCGATGTCGAATACGTCAAGAGTCCGACGAAGGGCACGCCGGGGCTGCAGATCAGTGTCGCAGTGTCCGACCGGGGCACGATCCAGGGCGTGTGGTGGCTGACGAACGCGCTCGTAAGCGCGCCTGGCGATAAAACGCGAAAGGTGCCGCAGTGGGAGGCGGCTCAATTACGATGTAAGAAGTTCGGCTGTACGCAGGAGGGCTTAGTCCACCCTGAGACGTGGCTTGAGCACATCCGCATCACGCTCAACGGTCAGCAGGCGTCTGTGCTCGCTGAGGTCAACAGCTACGGCGACGTGTCGGCGTCGATGATCGGAAAACCGAAGGCGGGAGGCGGCAGTAAGTTCGTGGCCACGACGGCCTCATCCTCGCCGTTCGCCGCGCGGCCGGCGGCGTCGGACCCCTTCGCGGTTGGTGACGACGACATACCCTTCTGACCCCGCGGGCAAGCCGCCCGCGGCCTGCCGACCACGCTGGATACCGGGCCTGGGGAGGTGCCGACCAGCGAATCGGCAGACCGGGGGCGGCGAAAGGCCATTTGTTGAAAACTACACAAGCGGAGCGGGAAGCAGGACGCTCCGCAATTTTAGAGAGGAGAGCTGGTGCCGAGAGAACTGAAATGTAATTGCGAGGAGTGCCATCTGTGCCGTCAGCGCGAGGCGATGCGGCTACTGCGGGCCGAGCGGCGGAAGTTGCGCGACGTCATCTGGCCTACAGACGACTGGGGGACTCAGGCGCGCGCAGAGGCGGAGTGGCTTTCGCGTTACGTGTGCCCGCTGGCAGACATTGACGTAGTTCGATGGGCAATCAGCAAGGCTTCCGCGCGCCGCGCGGCGGCGGAATAGAGGAGGCTGGAATGACTGAGAAGACGCTGGGGCAGGTGGCGTATGAGGCGATTGGTCCGCCCACCGCCGTAGCTGACGCGGTGATTGCGGAGTATGAGGCGCGGCGGTGGAGGCCGATCAGCGAGTACGACGGAGATGATTGGGTTCACGTGCTTTACGACGGCAAGGTTTACATCGCCAGACGCGATACGTGGGGTGGAAGGACGTTCTGGAAAGCGCCGAGCCTATGGGTCTTGCCGACCAATATCGAACCGACGCACTTTATGCCTTTCCCCGCTCCGCCGAAGGAGGGAGAGTGATACAGCAGCCCATCATCACACCGTCGTCCGACGCCGATTGGAAGAGGTACTACGAAAAGAAGTCCATCGAGGCAGACAAGCAGCTACGGGATCTAGCGTGGGCGATGGCGCATATGATCCGGCTTGGCATGGAAGGCAAAAAGAAGGACGTTTATATGCTCGGTCAAAGAGTCGCCCGCAGGCTTCAGTTTCCGCGAGACAAACAGCAGATCGTTGACGAACTGGCCAAGTGGCCGGATTTTGCCGGGAGCATTTTGAGAGAGGATGCCAGCGATGCCGAATAACGAGCGGAGCGCGGAGTGGTGCAGGGGCGCGGTGGCTGTTCTTGGCCGCATGGTTGACGAATGCTCGACCGTGTTTGATAGCGACTTGCCGCACATCACACAGGGAAACCTGGAGGACTACTTGGCGGAATACGCTAAACTCCTCGCAGCCGCCGAGGCCCGCGAAGCCGGGGAGCAGTGCCCCCATTGTGATAACACAGGCACGGCTATTTCCTCTAACCAAGCTGGCGACGAGTACACCATGCGGTGCTGCTGCGAACACGGTAAAAACCGAGACAAACAGCCCACTGCGGCGGAGGTGAAGCCGTGACGGTATGCTTCGACATCGCCACGGACGTGCGCCGCGACGGCAGTTTTATCTGCGGCACCTGTAAGCATCGATGCGGAGTAGCTGAACGCGGCAAGGTTCGCGGGAGAGGGCAGTGGAAGTGGATCGAGTGCCGAAGATGCGTGAGTTTTAAGCGAAGGGAGGCGAGGAATGCGAACAAAGGCTGAAGCGCTGGCAAAACCGATGGTGGCGCTGGAGTGTATCACCGTCACCCAGCGCGACGGCAAGTGGGGCTGGGAGATACGAGTATGACCCACGTAATCGCCCTCAGTGGTGGCAAAGACTCCACCGCGCTAGCTCTACGCCTCGCCGAAGTAGAGCCGCGAGACTACACCTACCTCATAACTCCGACAGGAGACGAACTGCCAGAGATGTTGGCGCACTGGGAGAAGCTGGAGGGCCTGCTTGGCAAGCCGCTCACGCGCATCACCAACGGCACACTGAACTCGTGGATTGAGCATTTCAATGCTTTGCCGAATTGGCGACAGCGTTGGTGTAAGCGGCTACTGAAGATCGAACCGTGCCTCGCATACCTCAAGTCGGTCCATCCGGCAACGCTTTACGTTGGGCTTCGTGCTGACGAAGAGGAGAGAAAAGGCATCTACTCCAACGACGTGACGTGCCGCTTCCCACTGCGCGAGTGGGGTTGGGGTATAGGCGACGTGATTGCAGATCTGAAAGAGCGCGGCGTATCGATCCCCAAGCGGACGGATTGCGCGCGATGCTACGGGCAAAAGATCGGCGAGTGGCGGCAATTGTATAAGAAGCACCCCGGCCTGTACTCCGAGGCTGAACAGCAGGAAATTGAGATTGGCGCTACGTTCCGCAGTCCAGGGCGAGATTCATTGCCAGCGCCATTAGTCCAGTTGCGCGGAGTGTTTGAGGAAGAGGCGACGATGAAGGCAAGGCAAGCCGTGTTGTTTGACGCAGAGTTCTGCGAGGAAGAGGGAGGAGTGTGCCGAGTATGCAGCCTGTAATTCACGGCAAATGGGGCTGGCTTGTAGAGGTGTCATCTTGACCGCCCGGCCATCCCCGCAACTCGCGCGCATTGCCGAACTTGAGCGCATTGCCGAACTTGAGCGCGTCTACGCCGACGAGTACCCAACGGCGCCGCTGGCGGAGCGGAAGCGCTGGGCTGTGGAAGGCGCTCAGTATGAGGCCGATGAGCGGGACGCGATAAAGAGCGAGTAATAACCCCGGTTTGCCGACACGGGGAGGGAAAGAGGAGCAAATGACCACAAAACCAAAGGCGACGAAGTGCGCCTGCGGGCAACCGACGTACAAAGGCGCGCGCTGTAAGGCGTGCTTTAACGAGGCCCACCGACAACAGCAAAACGCGCGGCGGGCGACATCAGACAACCGCTGCCGATGCGGCCGCAAGATCGGCGCACAGGCGAAGGTGTGCCGGAAGTGCAACGGGATTCGGCTAGGAATCTCGACCACCGAGCGGCTCGCGGAACAGCGCAAGGCGGAGACACCGCCGGTGCGTATTGCGGCGCAAGCCTGGCCGGGATTGCGCGGGCCGGGTGGGGAGTGGGAGCACGGGCCGACGACCGTGCAAGGCTGGGCGACGTTGGATCGGGGGCGGGTATGAAGGCGCCGTTTCCCTGGTTTGGCGGGAAGTCGAAGGTGGCGCATCTGGTATGGGATCGGTTCGGAGACGTGCCGAATTACGTGGAGCCATTTTTCGGTTCTGGCGCGGTGCTGCTAAATCGTCCGACGCCGCCGGGAACCGAGACGATAAACGACCTTGATTGCATGGTGGCGAACTTCTGGCGCGCGCTACAGCATAACCCGGGGGCGGTGGCTTTTCACGCCGATAACCCGGTCAACGAGGCAGACCAACACGCGCGGCACTTGTGGCTATGCCAACAAGAAGAATTCAGAGAACGCATGAAAGTTGAGCCGGATTACTATGATTCAAAAGTTGCAGGATGGTGGCTATGGGGACAATGTATTTGGATTGGGAGCGGCTGGTGTTCAATCCAGCTGCCCCACCTCGGGGACGCGGGGAAAGGCGTGAACCGTCAGCTACCCCACCTCGGGAGCGCGGGGACGGGGGTTCATCGTAAGCGACCCCACCTCGGGAACGCGGGGAAAGGCGTGAACCGTCAGCTGCCCCACCTCGGGGACGCGGGGACGGGGGTTCATCGTAAGCTGCCCCACCTCGGGGACGCGGGGACGGTATGTGTAGAGGAAGCGCCTGGAACGTCGCCCGATTTACGCGCCTACATGAATCAGCTTGCGGCGCGGCTACGGCGCGTGCGTGTCTGCTGTGGCGACTGGAGCCGCGTTCTCGGGCCTTCTGTTACCTTCAAACACGGGATTACAGGAGTCTTCCTCGATCCACCATATGCGGATACGGCGAAACGGACCAGTAATCTATACTCCAGCGACTCGCTCGATGTGGCGCACGCGGTGCGTGAGTGGGCAATTGCTAACGGCGACAACCGCGAACTGCGTATCGCGCTCTGCGGCTACGAGGGCGAGCACCAGATGCCGGAGTCATGGGAGTGCGTGGCCTGGAAGGCGAAGGGCGGTTACGGATCGCAGAACGCCGACGGCAACGACAACGCGGCGAAGGAGCGCATCTGGTTCAGCCCGGCCTGTCTTCGCCCGCAGGCGACCCTATGGGGTGCGCGATGACCCACCCATGGACCATAACCGAATCCGCCTGATCGCCGAGCGCGTCATGGAGTGGCAGGTGACCGAGCACCGCGGCGCGCTATACCTTGCCAACGCATCGGCGCGCCCGGACTGGATGCAAAACCGCTACGGCGTCGCGAGCTGTCGCGTACCAAACTGGCCACGCGATCCGGCCGCAGCGGCTATGGCCCTGGCGGCGATTCAGATGGACGGTTGGCGCTACGAGGGATTCTGGGCGATGGGCGCTTACAGCGTGCGGTTAATCGATCCGATCAGCAAGGATTGCGCAGTTCGGGTGTCGCGCGATTGGTCCGAGGCTGTCATGCTGGCGATTGTGGCGGCGGTGCGGGGATGAGGCGCGCCGCACGCATCGACGCCAACCAGAGCGCCGTGGTTGCTTACCTGCGGAACCTGGGCATGTCAGTGTGCATCCTCTCGCCGATGGGAAAGGGCGTCCCGGATTTACTCGTAGGCTGGCGCAGTCTGAACGTGCTGCTGGAGCTGAAGGACGGGGCGAAACCGCCATCGGCGCAGGAGCTGACTGGCGACGAGCGGGACTGGCACGCAAAATGGGCCGGCCAGCTAGCCACGGTCAACTCGCCGGAAGCCGCAGCGCGGGTAGTTATTGCCGAGTGGGAGCGTTTGCGGCCATGACCATCCTCGATCAACTAAAGCGCGCCGGTGCCGTGCTGGTGCGCAACAAAAACCACCAGATTTGGCGGCTACCGAACGGGCGGAACTACGTGATGGCGCAGACGCCTAGCGATAGGCGGGCGGAGCGGAATCAAGCGCGAGAGTTACGGAAAGCGCTGAAACCGAAGTAGGGAATGGCCGCTATGCCGACGCGGCCGGAAAGAGGGAGCAAATGGCGAGAGCCAGGAATATTAAGCCAGGGTTTTTTGAGAGTGAGCAGGTGGGGAGCGTGTCAATATCGGCGCGGCTCCTCTTTATATCGCTCTGGCAACTCGCAGACCGCGAGGGGCGGCTACTCGACCGGCCCATGCAGATCAAGGCGTTCGCTTTCCGTTACGACGCCATCAGCGCGGACTCGGTAGACGGCTGGATAGCGGAACTGGACGCAGCCGGGCTTATCGTCCGTTATCAAGCCGACGGGCAAAAACTGATCGAGATTCCGAATTTCGTCAGGCATCAGCGCCCTCACCAGCGCGAAGAGCAAAGCGTGCTCCCGGCACGTTTCGAGCAAAAGCCCGACCTAGGCAGGGCCGAGCACAACCTAGGCACGGCTGAAGGGCCATATATGGGGGGTCAGCCCGACCTAGGCAGGGCCGAGCACAACCTAGGCACGGCTGAAGGGCCATATATGGGGGGTCAGCCCGACCTAGGCAGGGCCGAGCACAACCTAGGCACGGCTGAAGGGCCATATATGGGGGGTCAGCCCGCTCTGAATCCTGAATGTGGAATCCTGAATCCTGAATGTGGAATCCTGAATCCTGAATGTGGAATCCTGAATCCTGAATGTGGAAAGAGGAATGAGGAAGGGGGAGGGCTGAATGCCGGGCTGACGCCCGCCCCTCCCCCGCCACAGACTCGTCAACTAGCCATCGTCGCCAGCGGTCCAGACCCTGACGAGCTCTTCCAGACAGCGGCGAAGTTTGCGTGTGAGCACCTGCCGGCTGGTGGTGATGTCGGGCTCACGGCGGCAGCTATGCGCTCGGAGTTTCAGAAATCTGCCAGCTTCGAGGGTAACCCTGCCGGGTTCTGCATGGCTTACACCGCCAGCGTCCGCAAATGGCGCGCGGCATACGACGCAAACCCAGACCTGCGAACCAAGCAGGCGCAGTGGTGGACACGGGACGGCACCTACGCGCAAGCACCACCGGCCCCGCGCGCCCCCAGGCAGTTCGGGCCGGTGGACTTGAAAGCTGGGTTGGAGGTGGAAGATGCCATGTAATCGCGGTACCGCATCAGCGCAGCTCAAGCGCATGTCGAATCTCCAGGGATTCGGGTTTATGGCACCGGAGGCATTCACTGGTCTGGTCGATGTCCTTTGCAGCCACGCCGACGATGCCGAACATGCTCGGCAGGCCGTTGATCTCCTATTGGCACGCAAAACGCTGCCAGCAGGCCCGCAAGACATTGCCGACGTGCTGAACGAGGCGAAGCAAAGGCAACCCGTATCAGAGGCTCCTGTGGCGTCTGGCGGGTGCGGTAGGGAGATTCCAGGGCTCACGTATTGGGACTACGATCCCAAATCGCGCGGTCTCGAAAAGATCCACCACCCGTCACGCTGTGATCGCGGCTGGATTCGGGTCACGAAGTGGGTTCGAGTGCAGGGCATGGTGGACGAAAACGGGAACAATCTCAAGCAGCCGTACCACTTCACAGGGAAATGTAAATGCGCGGGCGGTACGCTATGAAGCGCATTCTTTCCGAGCATTTGACCAGCCAAGCGGCCATCGCACGGCTTAATTCACTGGTGGAGGAGCAGTACCGGATCATTTCAGCGCTGGAGCAAAAGCTGGTGCGGCAGGGCGACCGACTGCAACAGGTGGAGATCGCGCAAAAAAAACGGCTATTCGGAATTGAGTGTGTTCAATGACCATCACTAAACAATTCGATCAAATGTGGCATGGACACACCGTAGTCTTCGGTGAAGCGGAAGAAGAATTCCATCTCTCCGGTGAAGGCTTTGGGTTTCTCAACGTGCTTGGCTTTCCCAAAAAGAACCTTTGCTCTGATCGCCTCGAACGAGTAGCCACGGCCCGTCCGGTTGATGATCTTCGCCATGCCGTTCATGGCTTCGGTGTAGGCGTTCGTGACCGGGAACTCGAAGAAGTTGAAAACCTCGGGACGCCAGTTGTCAACGGCTCTGGTCACTTCAAAGAAGGCGGCGGCAGTTTTCGGGTCCAGGGACTCTTTCCAGATGTCGTAGATCTCCATCGCCTCTTCCCGGCTCTGGGCCTCGTAGATGTCGAAGAAGTCTTCCTTGGCTTGGTAGGCGTTGAACAGGAGCGGGGCGGCGTTGGTCCACTCTTCCATCGCAGCGAAGTCTTTGTCGTTGAGGCTCTTGCGGCGGCGAAGAAGCAAGTGGCGGCTTCTCAACAGGGTACGGCGTCCCTTCTTATCCAATCCCTCACGGAAAGACTTGCGAACCGTATTCAGGCAGTTGTTCGTAATCTTGACGACATGGAAGCGATCCACGACACAGACGGCGTTAGGAAGAACATCCAGGACAGCGGAGCGGTACGGCTTCCACATGTCCATCGTCACCACCTGGACCCGCTTCGGCTCCGTCAGGCCGGAAAGCCACTTCTTAACGGTGGGAGCGTTGCGATCCACCAGCAAGTCCACAACGGTGTTGTCGGAGACGTTGGTCAGCATACAGCGTGGTCTGCGGATCAGGAACAGTTCGTCGATGCCAAGCCACTCCGGGGTGCGGGGCATGTAGCCAGAATCGAGCTTGCGAACGTGGTCGAAGAAGATGTTGCGCACGGTCTTCTCATCCCGGCCAACGTCAGTCGCCACTTCCGTGAAGGTGCGGTCGAGAGAACGGCTCTGAATGTAACGAAGGAGCCGGGTGGTCATGTTGCGCTTGTCGTCCATGTCCCACAACTTCTCTTGGAAAGTGCCGTTGCAATCGAGGCACTTGTACCGCTGGCGCTGAACCTTGATGGCGGCACGCTTTCCGTGAATCGGGGTATCGACGAAGAGTTGGTCTTGGGTGCCGTGCTTCTTCAGCCGGGGCGGACTGACGCCGCACTTTTCACAATACTCGACGGGCTTCGTGTACTGGGCGGTAAGGACCATATCGTGGTCGTTCTCTTCTCTTTTCAAGACGTTCCAGTTTGCAAGACCGAGGATATTGAGCAAGGTGCAAGCGTACCAGAAATCGGATTCCACTGTGTCCATCATCCGTACTGGAGCGTGGCCGCATGAGTACCAGAGCGACCGTCATCAATCTCAGTAAGCCCCACTACAACCTCGGAGCCGAGAAGCTGGCCACTTGGTTGGCATCCGAGGGCTATGAGGTTCAGCGTGAATCTCTTGGGAGCGTGAATCTGGTCTGCTTATCGGCTATCTTCTCGTGGGACCTACTCGAAGGTGTAAAAATTGCGAAGCATTACGCCGGAAGAGCCGAGATTTGGGCCGGTGGGCCTGGATTTCTGAGAATGGCGGACTGGTGGAAGAACGAGACAGGAAATCAGGCCGTTGTGGGACTGGACCCACGTTTCGAGCGCCAGCGTGGAAAGTACCGGATGGGCTTTGCCGCTCGTGGGTGTCCAGTCGGCTGTCATTTCTGCGGGGTACCGGAGCTAGAGGGGAGCAAATACACACTGGACTGGGACTTTCAGCCAACGCCAATCCTATGCGATAACAACCTCACCGACGAGCCGGTCGAGTTCCAGGAGCACATAATCCAGCGGTATCAGCAGTCCGGCGTACCGCTACTCGACGCCAATAGCGGCTTCGAGCCAAAGAATTTCACGGAAGAGACCTACCAGCGCTGGAAGCCACTTCTTCGTGGGCCTTGGCGGTTTGGGTATGACTATCTGCCAGAGAGATCGGCGGCGAAGCGGGTTTTGGGCATCCTGCAGAATGAGCCATCTAAGAAGAAGCGGGTCTACGTGATGATCGGCAACGAGCCGTTCGACGCATGTCTCCAACGGGCCAACGAAGTGATTGAGTGGGGCGGTGAGCCATACTGCCAGCCCTTCCTGGCGAAGACGGCGCTGGATCGCAAGGACTTCGTAATCAAATACGACTGGACGCCTGAAAAACTGACGCACTTCACCCGCTACTTCAACCGATTTCTCTGGAAGTACACGCCCCTTAATGAGTACCGCTGCGGCAGCAAGCAGCCGTTTGAGATTTTGTCCGACTTCGGAATGCAGTGTGGTCAACCACACCCAAATCCGAAAGTGGAAGCAAGAGTATGAAAGGTCAAGAATGTGCCAAAAACACACTACAAACCGGAAAGCCAAAAAAACTTCAAAAAAACGCTTGACTCTCAAAGCGAAACCCATGCGATTCTATAAACGGGCCCGGTGATGAATGCCGACTAGCTGGGCTTGACCTCCGACGGGGTTTGTAGTGGCAGTAAACGTCGCCAGGTCTTCGGACCTTCCCCACCGAGGAGATGCGTGTGGATTCACTTAAACTGGCCGGGACGACCTGTATTTGCGAGAACGCAAGCGGCAAGCGGCGGGCTATCACACTGGCAACCCTGCGCATCCTCAAGACTTATGGGCGAGTGGCGCGTATGATCCAGCGGAAGAAAGACAAGGCGGTTACGCGGGTATTTTTATTGGCGGAGCCGAACGAGATTGCGACGCGGATCACTGCGCAAGCGGAAGTGGTTAAGGTGGGTGCGAGTACCTGGATTCATACGCGGAACCTAGGGTTGATGGGCGAGGCGCGGGGATGAGGGATTGCGACGAAATAGTCCCAGCCCCATACCGTGAGGCATACGAAGCACTAGAGCGAGCTAGGCTAACTGCCATCGACCGTAAAGGCTACGTGCCGTGCTCGATGGCCACTGCCACGCGGAACGCGACGGTGACTGAGGTTTTGGGCGTCGCGTGCTACTCGAAGACGGATATATGCCCCACCTCCCCCGTAACCGCTGGTGCTACCACTGCGAGTCAGCACACGCCGGGCGATGCAAACAAGAGCGTGGGACACCAGCACAGCGCGGATATGATTCCGCTTGGCGCGCTATAAGGCGTCAGAAGCTATACCAAGATCCGTGTTGCGAGGACTGCCTGCCTCGCATTACCCCTGCGGTGGACGTGCACCACATACGGAAGATTGCCGATGCGCCTTGGTTGCGGCTGGTGATAGGAAACCTGATGTCACTGTGCAAGGCGTGCCACTCGGTGCGGACGGCTCGGGGCGAGTGATGGGGGGGGGTATGGCGAGGTTGGAATCGGTGCCGTAAAAGAC